ATATTACCATCCTCGGAAATAGATGCCGCAAAGAGACAATTGGATGCCTTGACCTTTTCTCAGGAGTACGAAGGGTCGTTCGTAAACTTTTCCGGCTCCGCCTACTACGCTTTCGATGAGAAGAAGGATTGTGGCCGGCTCGAGTACGACCCGACTCTCCCCCTTTTATTCTGCTTTGACTTTAACGTCTCCCCTGGAGTGGTTGCGGTGATACAGGAGCAGGTGCTGCCGGTCTCTGGAATATGGGGATCGGGTATCATCGGGGAGGGGTGGATCCCGAACAATTCAAATACAGTTCGGATTTGTGACCGCCTCATCCAGGACTGGGGTGACCATAAAGGGAAAATAATCTGCTACGGTGACTCTACCGGTGGCGCCAAGGGGACCGCAAAGATTCTCGGATCCGACTGGCAGTTGATAAAGCAGAAACTCTGGCATCACTTTGGGAACTCCCGGGTGTTTTTTAAAGTGCCAATGTCGAACCCACGGGAGCGGGACCGGGTGAACTCGGTTAACTCCCGCCTTCTCTCCATGACCGGGGAGATCCGGATGGTGGTTGATCCGGTCCGGGCTCCCCACACCAAGATCGATTTTGAAGGTGTCCGGTTAAAAGAAGGGGGCTCCGGGGAGATCGAAAAGGATTTGGATCCGGAACTGACCCACTTGACAGATTCTGTTGGTTACTATGTCTACCGAGAGTACCCGGTGAAGAAGAAGTTTGCCCCCGGACTCCAGATCCCGTGGAAATAAAGAATAGGATTTATATTCCTATGGGTAACCGATATGATAATAGCAGCAGGGAGGTTTCCGAATGGACCTGAAGGAATTACAATCCACCCATGAGTACTATGACGTCTTCCTCGAAGAGTGGACTTTTACCCAAGCCGCCTACGATGGGACTCGCGCTCTGATCCGTATTAACGCTATCAAAAGACACGAGCGGGAGAGTTACAATAATTATCAGAAGCGGCTGGAGCAGGCCTTCGGATTCGCCTACAGCAAGAGTATTGTGGATCTGTTGAACCACTATTTGTTCCGTAAGGCACCGAAGATCACTATGCCAGAGGTCCTGACAAAGAACAAGCAGTGGCAAGAGTTTGTCAAGGACTGCAACTTGATGGAGGACAATCTGAACGACTTTATGCTCGAGCAGAGCCGCTTTGCCTCCATCCAGGGTCACGTTGGCATTCTGATCGACAAGGCCTCCACCAAGACCCAGACAGTTGCGGATGAACTAAAGGCGGGGATCTATCCGTACCTGTCGGCCTACCGGCCCACTTCCATCCTGGACTGGGAGATGGAGCGGGACGAAAGCAACCGACCATATTTGTCCTACCTCAAGTTAAAAGATGATGATGGTCAGTACCGGATATGGACTCGGGAAGCGTGGGAGATCTGGAGGGAGCCGGAAAAGACGATGACCGTCGGGACCGTAAGTAAAACCGCCTCCGGTGGCACCGCTATCGGCACAAGAAGCATTGCGATGTCCGGGGAGGAGATCGAGTTGGTTGCTCAGGGCGACAACCGGCTGGGGGAGATCCCCTTTGTGTGGCTTTTTAACATGAAGGGAAGCTACCAGGGGATCGGGGTTTCCGACATCGGGGACATCGCTTATATCGACGTTAGCATTATCCGAAACCTGAGCCAGGGGGAAGAGGTGGTGGACTATGCCGCTTTCCCCATGATGCGGAAACCCATGCAGGAAGCCGGTTCTGGGGTGGAACCCCAGGACGATACCGGGCCGGCTGTGATCCTGGAGTTTGATCCGGAGCACCCGGAGTCAAAACCGGATTGGTTGGACTCAGCGGTCCAGGAACCTATCACCGCTATTGTCACCTGGATCGCTCAGAAGATCTCCGAGATCTATCGGTCAGCAAATATCGGGGGACTCCAGGCAACCGAGACCTCCGCGGAGGCAAAGTCGGGGATCGCCCTTCGGACAGAGTTCCAAATGCTGAATGCCCGCCTTGCCGCCAAGGCCCGGAACCTTCAGAAAGCCCACCGGAGGATCCTTTATTACTGGCTAAGGTGGCAGAGTCTTGATTCGGTCTACTCTGACATCGAACTCGAGTATCCCCAGGACTTCGACATCGAGAATCTGGCGGAGGATCTTGCCAACATCCTGACCTCCAAGTCGATTGTGGTTTCCGAGTTGTTCCGCCGATACCTCCAGAAGATGGTCGCCCGCCGGATGCTCCCGACCCTGAGCGAGAAGGAGATGGCGGAGATTGACAAGGACATCGACTCGGCCCCATCGGAGGAGGAACTTTACCGACAGGAACTGGAGTTGGCCGCGGCTCAACTAAATGATCCGGCGGTGGAGGGGGATCCGAGTCAGGATTTAAATCCAGACGAGCCAGACGAGGAAGTCCCACCGAACAAATTGAAGCAGCGAGCGGGGGCTGGAAAGTGATCCAGTTTCTGACAAGGAAAAGGTTAGTGCGCGCCGGGGGGGAGGGATCTCCCATATTGTTGGCCCTCCTTTCAATGTGGATAGGTCGCCCCGACCTTTCCCCCGGCGCGCTTGATTGAGACCGTCATGGACAAAGAAGGACTCCTCCAGATCGCAGACAACCAGGATGATTTCCTGGAACGAATGTCCATGCTCCACAAGCAGCGGCTACAGGATGCAATCACCAGTCTTGAGAAACGGATTGTGGACCGTATCTCCATTCTCCAGACCACCAACGCCGGAAACCTGGTCGGACCCAAAGCAAACCTTGCCATTTCCCAACGCATCCATACCGAGCTGACCACCCTATTCGATGAGGAGTATGGAGCGGCGGCCCGGACCACCGTCGACGAGTACCGTAGGGATCTTCCCTTCATCCAGGACTACTACAAGCAGATGGGGGAGGCGGCTGAGTTTACCGGTCTCGACAAGAAGATGATCGACACCCTCAAGAAGCGGGACTTTGCCGAGTACTCCCAGTACGGACAAAAGGCTCAGGATCAGATTGCCTCCGCCATGTACGATAACGTTGTGGCTCAGGCCCCCTTCAGTTCCCTGGTCGCAGCGATCTCCGGAGCCCTCGTTGGGCATAAAGATGCTCGGGGGCGCCCCCTATCGATGTACGCCGAGCAGATGGCGAACGATGGGATCATGAATTTCCACAACGCAGTGATGATGAAGAAGGCGGAGGATCTGGGCTTCGACACTTTCCTGTACTACGGGAATATCATAAAGGACTCCAGGGATTTTTGTATCAAGCGGGCGGGTAACGTCTACACCAAGGAACAAATACAGGGGTGGACCTTTGCTTGGCAGGGAAAGTCAGGGCCGGCGATGTCCGACCGTGGGGGTTACAATTGTCGGCACCATTGGCAACCAGTACGGAAGGGATGGATCCCGGAGGGTGGGATAGAGGTCCAGTCTGCATTCGATAGGGCTGGCGTGATGCCGGTCAATAAGTTGCCGGAGGCCATTCGTAACGACCCCAAGTTTAAAGCGTATCAGGCGTGGCAGAGGAGCGTCCTGGTCGATAAAAAGCCGCTCAACGCAACCGCTATATCGGAGTCCGTGGGCGGCAAGCGAAATGAAATCTCCTCCTGGATGAATCGATGGAAGAAAGGTCTGGATCTCCCGGAGGGGTGGCAGTCAGTAGTCCGGGATTTGGAAGCGGAAGCGGGGGGATTTACTACCCGTACCGTAGCTGGTCCGGCTTTGACACCTATTTCAATTACCCCTCAGTTGGTAAATGACATTGAACGATGGATCGGAGTTAAGCAACAGGATCTAACATTTGAAGAGTATCGCCGAGGAAATGATCCAAGAGCGATCGCCTTCAGAGAGTGGGTTGCTACTGGGCGGGATAAGGTTATGGACCTTCCACACTATAGAGGTATGGTGTTAACCAAGGACCAGATCGAAGCAATTCGATTGTCTGGAAAATTGCAGTTAGAAAGCATAACCTCGTTTTCCCAGTCGAAGGATATTTCATATAGTTGGGCAAAAATGTCAAAACAAATTGCCTCTGGATTTAATGTTCCGGGATCAGTTGAGGCAGTTTTTATTGAAGTCGACCAGTTGGAAGCCGCCCGTGATATTTCCGGTTACGCCGACGCTTTGACTGGA